GAACTTGATGCCAGCAGCAGACTTGTCGAGGTTGGCCATCAACTCCGATTGATTTGTTTGCAACCAGCCGAGCAGTGGCAGCATCACGCTGTCCGGGTGACCGGCGAAGTCGGTCAGGATGATCTGCAGGTCGTAGGAGTATTCGAAAGACAGGCTGGTGGCGGCGGTGCAGCGGACCTTGCCGTTGTCGATGAAAACCAACAGTCGGTCGGGGTTGTGCTTGAGGTCCGGGACGGACGCCAGCAAGTGGGCGCGTAAGCTATCGGGCTTGTTCATGTTGCACCTGGTGCTGGTAGATCGTGTCGACCTGAGCTGCGCAGTCGGCCCATGCAGCCTCGACGCGCTCTTGATCGGTGAGTAATGCGCCGTTACTGGTTGGTCCGGTGGCCGGTAGGTTGCATGGAACCACGGCCGGACAGCCACTGACGATAAGCGTCGGCGCCGGTGAGGGCGGGGCGCTCGCGCAACCGGCGAGCAGCATCAGGCAGAAGCTGAGCGGCCCAATCACGCAGTTCGGAGTTCTCACGTTTCAGTTCCTCAATCGTTCGTTCCCGTTTGGCCAACCCCTGGCGCAACAGATCCTGTTGAGTGCGCAGGCTGGCCTGTGCATCCCGTTCTTGTTGCAGGGTGGTGCGCAGGGCGTTGGCGGTGGTCAGGTTACGGCCGGACTCTTCGCGAGCAGTGTTGGCGTCTTTGGTTGCCAGTTCCGTGTTCTTGTCGGCGATCGTAATGCGCTGCTCTTGGCCCCAGATCAACAGCACCAGGCCACCGAGTAAGGCGATGCCGTACAGCGCCTGGCGCAGGGTGCTCATGCGTGGTACCAGCCGAGCTTGTTCATGTCGCCAACGTCGAGTTGCTCTATGGGACCGCGAACAATGATCACCTTGCCGTCGGGTATGAGGTACCGCAGCGCCTCACACAGTTGCTGCATGCCTTCGTCCTCGGAGTTCTCCGGTACCACCAGCAGATCGCCGTCCTGGACGTTCAATCTGCGCACCTGGTCAATGTCGATCATGCGGCCACCGCCCGACCGCAGCCGCAGTCGTTGTGCCGTTCAAAGGCGCGCTGCAATTTGACGTCGTAGAGGTTTCGCTTGTAGTCGGGGCCGTTGTAGAGCTTGGCAAAGTCAGCCCATTTGCGGGCTTTGAGCGCTTTGTACAGGTCCGGGTCGGTTTCGATAAAACGCACAAAGGCGTCGAATTGCAGCGACTCGCTGGTACCCATCGCCGCGGCGAAGTCTTGCACGCTGGCGTAGCCCAGGCGCTTCCAGTGAAACCCCATGATCTGAAACCCACCCCAGGAGGCGGATTCCGATGCGGCGGTGTCATCGATCAGGCGGGCATTGCTCAGGCGCTGGTGTTCGGCGGTACCGCCGGCATAACCACCGGGTTTCGGGTTGACCAGGGCTGGATTGGTGGCGGCGAGCTGATCGGCGTGATGTTGGAGTGCTGCAGGGTCATCGCCATCGTGCCGGGGGGTTGCCAGTTGGCGGTACATGATGTGCCGCTCGAACAGGATTACCGGCTTGCCGTTGTCGAGAAAACCCTTGCCCAGGGACTCCACTTCGTTGACCGCGTAGACGCTGGCCAGCGGCACTCCGAGCCGTTCGGCGGCTTTCACCAGATCGGCGTTGTTCAACAGCTTTGAGCAATCACCACCGGCCAGACTGGTTTGAGTCTTGCTGCCGGCGATACCGTCGTCCACCAGGCCAACTTTCCGTTGGTAGGCCCGAACGGCGGTCTCGGTGTTGTCGCCGTAGACGCCGTCGATCTCCAGCTTGGCGCCGTGGCTGTTGAGGTTCTTTTGCAGGATGCGTACCGCTTGCGAGCGGTCACCGTGGCGAAGTGTGGTCATAGCTGCTCTACCTTGCGGGTGAAAAATTTCTTGGCCGTGGCGCGGGTACCCTCAACACCCAGCAGACCAATCACGCCACCGAAGAAGGGCGCGGTGGATGCAGGAATGCCGATCAGGGACAAGCCATGGCTCGCGGCCAGTGCCAGGGTGCCGCACAGCGGCGCCTCAACAGCCATGCGGCGCAACGTACCGCCTCCATACATGATGCGAAGGGCGGCAATGATCAGGGCCAGGATGCCGGCGTACAAAGCAGGCCAGTTCTGTTCAAGCCAGGCTGCGAGCCAGGCCCAGGTGTCGGGACGATCAGGCATGCGCTTCATTCCATGGTCCAGGTGTGGTGGGTTCAAATGCTCGTTGGGTCAGTCCCATAGGTTCACCATCTGTCGTTGCGGCGCGGTGGTCTGAGCATCTGGCATCGACACGATGAGGCCTTGCGGCAGGGTGGGGCCGTACTCGGCCAAACCGGGATTGGCTCTGAGCACGTCCTCGGTGACGCCAGCGGTGCGACCGTAGTGACGCCAGCAAATGGCATCGACGGTGTCGCCTTGATTGGCGATCACGGCGGCCATCACAGCAGTTCCACGGTGGTGTGGCTGATACCAAGGAGGCTGCGCAGTGCCTTGCGCGAATCTCGACGCAGTTGGTCGGCGCTGCTTTCTTCTTCGGTGACCTTCTTCTCGCCGCTATTGGTGGCATCAAAACTGCTGAAGCGCTCCACCAGCTCGGCCAGCGCGCTGCAATAAATGATGCGGCGGTAGAGGTGCAGCAGTTGGCTTTCGCCTTTGATTTGCTCGGCAGGCACGTCGGACAAAGTGGCAAACCCCATGGCCTGCTGGGCAGCCCGGTAGCCAGCCAGCTCCCGGTTAGCCTCGATCATGGCGTTGACAGTCGCCACCTCTAGGCGATCGTCAGTGACGGCATCAGTGATACGCATGGCGGCGCGCAAAAGCTGGCCGTCAATCTCTGGCCAGAAGGTGCCGTTGCCGATCGGGAAGGCGGTCGTTGGAATGCCGCCGGCGATAAATCCGCTCATGCTTGTCGCTCGAATAGGTCGGCGGTGGTCGGGACTTCACAGCAAGGAAAGGAGAAAACCCGCTGATCCGCCCCGAGCCGCCGGGTGCGTGGGACGCTCAGTAACTGGCTGGGCCAGTGTGTTTTTTGAGGAGGCGCTCAGCGCGCTCCAGGTCTTTCTTGCCACCGCAGCTGCTGTGCAGCTCTATGGCTCGTTTGAGTAGATTGATGCCGGCTTCCAGTTGACCTGGTTGCCCGGGTTGCACGTCGTCGATGCTTTCCAAGGTGGCGCGGCCGAGGGACAGGACCAGCTTGGCGCGGGCTTCGTCCGGCATGTCCTGTTCTTCGGTCAGTACAGCGGTATGGGTCAGGATCTCCAGCGAGAAGGTGCCGCCGGCTTTTTGGGCCTTAAGCGCGGCGGTGGCCACTTCTTCGGCGACCAGGCAGCCGGTCGTGCGGTTGAAACGGTCCGGCATCATCAAACCGTGTTTCAGTACGTACTCCGCGACCTGTAATCCGCCAGCAAAGTCGCCGGCATCAAAACGCCAGACCATGAGGGTGGTGATCACGTCGTCCTGGGCGCCCTGGCCAGCCGAGAGCACGCCATCAACGTAGGGCACGTAATCGGGCAGCATCTCGGTCTTCAGCTTTGCCTTGCCTTCCTGGGATTGCACCTGTTTCAGGCGGAATTGGTCCTGCTGCAGTTTGGCCAGCATCACCTCATAACCGGTGGCACCATCCATCATGGCGGCAGGGGCGGCGGCTGCCGCCTCCCGGGCTGCGCGCTTGCGCAGCTGGTTGCGTTGGGCAAGGGTCAGGGCCATGGGTTATACCCGCTCGATGTTTTCGACAAGGGCAACGAGGCCGAGGTCTTCAACGACATAGGCGTCGTTGGAGGACTGATAGTCGGCGACCCGGTCGTACTCCGGTTCGTCCTTCAGGTGGCGACGGCGAGCGCTTTCCTGCCAGTAGATGGAAAGGTTGGCCAGGGTGGTCACCAGCACGCCGCCTTCAATGAAGAACGGTGCATCTTCGATCTTCAGGCCACCCACGCGACCCTTGGTGATGACCTCGTCGGCGGCGTTCTCTTCCTGGTTGGAGGCGGCGCCTCTTTCGACAGCTGCCAACTGCTTGTCATGCAGCAGGGCGCGGTCGACGATTGCGACCAGGTCAGTGCGCTTGCGGTGCCATGGGTCCAGCATCTGGATGGCATCGAAGACCAGGCCGTCGAGAGTCTTGTAGTCGCCGGTGGCGCCTACAGTGACCTTACCCGGGGTGGCGCCCTCATCGAGCACGCGCTCCGGTGCCGCGACGCGGATCTTCTGCAGCCACCCGATGTTGACGTCCTGCAGCAGTGGATTGGTGGCGCGGTCCGTTGCAGCTGCGGCGCTGGTACCGTTGAAGCCGATCATGATGCGATCGAGGCCCTGACGCTGAGCGATGGAGTTGGCCAGGCGCACCTGGAAGTCGGGGAACTTGGCCCAGGCATCCAGCAGTTGATAGGGGAAGGACGTATCGAAGTCCGTCTTCTTGCAGCTGTAGCTGTCTTTTTTCAGGTCAGCCACGTTCGCCGGGTTGCGGCGGTTACCGCCGGCGGTGTTCGTGCGGCTCGCGGTCGGACCGTTCACGCCCAGGGCAATGGCATCGCCTTCCTGGTCGTTGACGCCGATGATGTTGATGCGCTTGAGGAAGTCGCTGGACTCCTGAACTGCAGTCTCAAGCTTTTGCTGAACGGTAGGGGTGACGCTGAAGCTCTCGGCAGCGTTCGGCACGCCATTGAGTTTGGCGACGTGAGCCAGCATTACGTTGTATACGAGGCGGGTTTCGTTACGCATTGGTGATTCTCCGGTGATCGGTCGGGTGGATTAGAAGTCGGACAGCACGGCGCCATCGCCACCAGTCACGGGAGGACGTTGCTTGTGGCTGTGGTCTTCGGTCTCACCCAGGCGCTTGACCAAGTCGGTGAAATCCTTTTCGAGTTTCTCGAACTTGGTTTGCAATTCCTGGCGGGCTTTCTGTTCAGCAGCAAAGGCGTCGGCCTGTTCGCTGCCGTGCGTGGCCAGGCTTTCGATCAACTCACCCAGGGCGGCGAAGTTGGCGGCATCCTTGCCTTCTTTGTCCTTGCTCATGCCGAGGAGCTCGCCAACCTTCTCTTTCAGAGAGGCGAACATGCCGGGGGTATCGGCGAACTCTTCGAATTCCAGGGCGGTTTCTTCTGCCGCAGAGAACAGGTTGTCCTTGTCCTTTTTGCGGTTGGTGAGGGTGCCGTGTTGAGCGCTGAAAGAGAGCGCCTCGGTACCCAGACTCGCGGGGGTGTCGGTGATGGCGAGGCCAACCAGATAGGCCTTGCCGCTGTCGGCGAACTTCGGTTGAACCTCGATCGATGTGTAAACCTTCTGGCCGGCTTTGTTCAAGGCGAGCAGCGCGGCATTGGGTTCGAGTTGGCCGAACAGGGCCAGCTTCTTGACTCCGGCAATCTCGACCTCTTCGGCCTTGAGCGCCAGAACGTCCCCGTAGGCGCCGAACTCACCACCTGGCCAGTAACCCTTGATGTGCTCGCAGTTGATCCGTGCACCGTAGGTGTTGGGGCTATAGGTGCTGGCCATGTCCTCGATCCAGCTGCGCTCAATGTTGCGTCCGTCAGTGGTGGCGCCTTCAACGGCGATACGGGTCCATTTGGATCGGTATTTCTTGGCTGGGGTATCGGTCTTGCCGGCCATGCTGGGTGTCCTCATTGCGGTGGCGTTGTGCCTGGCGATGAGGGCATGGTCGGCATCGCGCGATGGCGCGGCAACGTGGGGGAGTTGTAGCGGGGCGGCTTACAGGGCGCGGTGTTAGGGCCGCACGCGCGCGAACGGCAGCATCTGCGCCATGAACGCAATCGTTGAACTACCCACTGATCACCGCCGGCATGCCAAACACCTGTATTGGCAGGGATACCGTGTGTGTGAGATTGCCGAGCTGATCGGCGAGAAGGAAAAGACCCTTCACAGTTGGAAAGCTCGCGACGAATGGGACCGGGCTACACCGCTCGAGCGTATCCAGGCGGCCACTGAGGCGCGCCTTGTACAGCTGATCCTCAAAGACCCCAAGTCCGGCGCGGATTACAAGGAAATCGACCTTCTCCACCGGCAATTGGAGCGGCAATCCCGAATCCAGCGCTACCAGGACGGCGGTACCGAGACCGATCTCAACCCTGAGCTGGCCAAACGCAACGCAGGGGAGAAGCGTAAGCCCAAGCGCAACGACATCCCAGAGGAAGCCGTCGAGAAGTTGATCGAGGCGTTTCTTGATGGCTGCTTCGATTACCAGAAAGACTGGTACCGCGCGGGCAATCAGCGTACCCGAGCCATTCTGAAAAGCCGCCAGATCGGCGCGACCTACTACTTCGCCAGAGAGGCGCTAATCGATGCACTGACCACCGGTCGCAACCAGATATTCCTGTCCGCCAGCAAGGCGCAGGCCCACATTTTCAAGGCCTACATCCAAGCCTTTGCCCGAGAGGTGGTGGAGGTTGATCTCACCGGTGATCCGATCATTCTGCCGAACGGCGCCGAGCTGCATTTCCTCGGTACCAACGCCCGGACGGCCCAGGGCTATCACGGCAATTTCTATTTCGACGAATTTTTCTGGACCTTCAAGTTCAACGAACTGAACAAGGTCGCCTCCGGCATGGCGATGCAGAAGCAATACCGCCGGACGTACTTCTCGACACCAAGTTCGATGGCGCATGAGGCCTACACCTTCTGGACCGGGGAGCGCTTCAACAAGGGCAAGCCGACCGCCCAGCAATTGAAACTGGATGTCAGCCACGATGCTCTGCAGCAGGGCAAACTCTGCGACGACCGGATCTGGCGTCAGATCGTCACCATCCTGGACGCGGAGGAAAGGGGCTGCGACCTGTTCGATATCGACGAGCTGCGGCTCGAGTACGACGCCGCGGCGTTTCAGAATTTGCTGATGTGCCAGTTTGTCGACGACGGCGCGAGCATCTTCCCCCTGAACATGCTGCAGCCGTGCATGGTCGACAGTTGGTCGATCTGGACGGACTACCAGCCCTTTGCTGCCAGGCCCTTCGCTGACCGGCAGGTCTGGGTTGGGTATGATCCGGCAGAGTCGGGCGACACCGCCGGCCTGATCGTGGTTGCGCCGCCATTGGTACCAGGTGGCAAATTCCGCGTGCTGGAGCGACACCAGTTCCGCGGGATGGACTTCGCCGCCCAGGCGGAGACGATTCGCCAAGTCACTCGTCGCTACTGGGTCACCTACATCGGAATCGACACCACCGGTCTCGGTAGCGCCGTGGCGCAGCTGGTGCGCCAATTCTTCCCTGCGTTGAGGACGTTCTCCTACAGCCCCGAGGTCAAGACCCGTCTGGTGATGAAGGCTTGGGACGTGATCAGCAAGGGGCGGCTGGAATTTGATGCCGGCTGGACGGACCTGGCGCAGTCGCTGATGGCCATCCGCAAGACCGTCACTGCGGGCGGGCGTCAGTTCACCTACACCGCCGGACGTACTGACAACACCGGCCACGCCGATCTGGCGTGGGCGCTCTTTCACGCATTGCACAACGAGCCGCTGGAGGGCCAGACCGTGGCCAACACCGGCCTAATGGAGTTTTTCTGATGAGCAGCCACCAGGAACAGCCGACCACGTCGCAACCCACCGAAGGTGACTTAGTCAAAAACGGGGGCGGCGAGTCCATGGCCTTCACCTTCGGCGATCCGGTACCGGTGCTCGATGGCCGGGAGATTCTCGACTACCTGGAGTGCTGGTCAAACGGCCGCTGGTACGAACCACCGGTCCCGCTGGAAGGCTTGGCGAAGTCCTCGAAAGCGAGTGTTTACTTGCAGTCGGGCCTGATTTTCAAGCGTAACGCTTTGGCTCGCACGTTCATCCCTCACCGACTGCTGAGCCGGCAGGCTTTCGAGCAAATCGTCATGGATTGGGGATGGTCGGGAAATCTCTATCTGGAGAAGCGCGACAACATGCTCCGGCAGGCCATGGGCCTGAAACCCTGCCTGGCGAAGTACATCCGCCGAGGCGTCGACCTGGACACCTACTACCAGGTGAGGGGCTGGCAGGACGAGCACGAATTCAAGCCTGGGAGTGTGTGCCACTTGCGGGTGGCGGACATCAACCAGGAAATCTACGGGTTGCCCGAGTGGCTGCCGGCTCTGCAGAGCGCGTTGCTCAATGAGAGCGCCACGCTGTTCCGCCGCAAGTATTACCAGAATGGCAGCCATGCGGGCTTCATCATGTACATGACTGACGCTGCGCAGAATGAAGACTTCGTCAACGATTTGAGATCGGCGATGAAGAACAGCAAAGGTCCGGGCAACTTCCGCAACCTGTTCATGTACGCACCCGGTGGCAAGAAGGACGGCCTGCAGTTAATCCCCATTAGTGAGGTGGCTGCCAAGGATGACTTCGGTGCGATCAAGAACATCAGTCGTGATGATCAGCTCGCCATGCTGAGGATCCCGCCTCAGCTGATGGGCGTGGTTCCGCAAAACGCTGGGGGATTCGGCTCGATCCGAGAGGCGGCGCAGGTATGGGCGGTCAATGAGCTGGAGCCAGAGCAAGCCAGGTTGTCACAGATCAACGAATGGATAGGGGAGGAAGTAGTGCGATTCAAAGCCTATGACCTCCCAGCCAGCGTAGGAAACTAATCCTGATACAAAAGAAGCCGCCCCTTGAGGCGGCTTGTTTAGAGCTAGATTGAAGCTCGAATTATATATATTGAGGGGTGGAGCTATTCGGTGGGTCCCAGGTTAACCAGTTTGGCTAAAGATTTTCCTACGTCTACATCCGAAAGTAGATAGTTTAATGCTTTTTCCAAAGACTTTTTGTCCTCACATACTATTCTTTCGCTGCCGAAGCGTATCTCGCATGGATACCCACGTTTATGGACTTGGACCGTGCCTAGCTCTACGCTGCTGTTTTTTACATTGGGGTTGTTGGCAAAAATTCCAACAACTCTTTTTCGATTCGTCAGGCCTGTAGTTGTAGCCGCTAAGGCGGCTCCAATTCCTGTGATGGAAGTCTCGATGGATTCGTATGTTACCTTTCGAGAAATAGATACTTTTCCTTCGCTAGCCTCTATAACTTGTCGGTCTAGTTCAGAGAATACTGAGTCGATCTCGCCGATTAGGACTTGAGCTTCAGCTGCTGCAGTTAGTCCTTTTTCGAAAGAATCTTTGAAATTCATGGTGTGGGTACTCTCTCGATGGTTCCGATTACAGGTATGTGATCAATTTTTGAATTATTGCTTATGACGAGTTCGTTAAGCCCTGGGACTTTGGCTAGGTGAGAGTTGTCTGCAGCTATTCTCCAGGCTTTAGCTTTTAAAAAAGCGTGAGAGTAGATGATCTGATCAAAGGTGTGCCAGCGTGTATGGGTGCCCTTATTATAGTAATAACTTCCACCGTGTAGTTGGCTTCCGCAGTGGCCATTGCCTAGAAGGTTCCAATAGGGATTATATAAGAGATGTGGCCGTATTTTTACCAGCTCAATATCCCTGCTTGCCATCAACTGCTCGCTTAATGAGTCACTGAAAGGCTCGTCGTTGTAATCGCCTAGTAAGATGATGTGTGGTGCTGCTGTGCTTTCCCTGATTATTGTATCTACAGCATCTCGAAGCCGTATCCCTAATACATCCCGGTCTGCATGATTACGATCGCACCACAGTCGACTTGGCCAGTGAGATACAAAAATCTCAATAATGCTGCTGCAGTCGTTGACAAAAATCTGGAGTCTTTGAGCTATCCGTAAATTTTTTGTCCCTTTTATTGATGTTAGATTCGTAGGGGCGCTTACCGTGAGTCGTTCAGGGTTATAGATGTAGCAAGTATCAAACTTTGATTTGGCTGCGCTGTGTGTCCCGGAAATGAAAGTGTAGCCATCTAGGGCTTCGTAAGCTTGTAGATGCTCAAAATCTTCTTCTGAGGTTTCACCTAAAGCTATAAAGTCAACGCTGTTGGATGAAATCAAATATGAAATAACATCCCTTGCGTGCTCTCTTAGAATTGGGCACTTTCTGCTAATGCCTTTGGGCGCTAGACTGGTATTCCACCAGGCCACGGTGAGCTTGTCATTTTTGACGTGGAGGCTGGGATTACCTTCCCGATCATCGATATCCATTTGTGGTTTTTACGGCCGTTTAGTTTATGGGCAAGGAGCCGTCTGGAAGCTCTGTCAAGTATCAAAAATGATACGAATATTTATCAGTGCGTCCACCTCGTCCGACTCAAGGCAGATCTAACAGCTGTTAGTTTGCCCCGCGTGGCTAAAGCTCGCAAGTCATAAGCCACGGGTCCAGCTTCGCTCCTTGGTGGCGGGAGACCGATACTGTGGAGTAATCCACAACTCTTTGGTAAAGGCCTGCTGCGGCATGATGATGGATAGGTACCTCGTGAGCCCCTGCTGTAGAGCGCGAACTGGACACGCTGGTCAGTCCCCAGCGGCCTGTATCTCTGGCAGCTATGGGGAGCCAGGCATAGAAAAGCAGAGCTTCCATCAGGCTTCTTATTTGTTTTTCAACACGATGCGTCGAATGGGCATGAATTTTCTGACGTGACCGACGGGTGGAGTGATGGTGAATTGGAATGAAATCTGTTATGACGGTTGCTCGGTCAAAGGGCGAAAGCTTTCGTAGGACCGTAGTGTCGTCTCTCTAAAAATACATAGAAGTCTTACTCAGCCGCTTTCTATCGGAGGTATACATGGCAAGTGGTTATGATGTCGGTGTTCTTATCACAGGCGACGGTGCCGGACTTCATAATGTCGCTGTTGTGGGGGACTTCAATGTGGCGGGCATTTACGTCGCAGAGTCGAAGGGGGTTAAATGTAATCGTGTTGTTGTTGATGGAAGAAATAAGTCCGCAAATAGAAAAGTTGGTCGTAATGAGTTGTGCCCGTGTGGGTCTCAAATTAAGTTCAAGTATTGCCACGGAGGACAAAAAATGGGTAGGGGTATAGTGTCGGATAACAGTGAAGGGACCTTTACTGATGCAACGGTGGTTGTGGATGCCGGAAGCATCGGGATTCATTCCGTTAATAATGATAGAACAAACTATGTGAGACCTAATGTGTACGTGGGACAGGAAGTTGATATTGAGCGCCTGATCCGTGATTGCAAGCTGCCCGAAGACGTTCCGAGAGAGTTTGTTTCTGAAGCTGTCGAAATTGTAAAGTCCTCAAAAGAGGAGGAGCCGTTGAAGTGGTCCAAGCTTCGCATGTGGCTTATGACTGAAAAAAATCTTGATGCTAGATTTGTTGCAGAGTCTTTAGTGGTGCTCGCTGCTTCCGTCCTTCCCGGGCTTGTAGGTTAATAAGGTCGCTATTAAAAGCTCTTGAGTCTATCGCTCAAGAGCTTTTCTTTTGATTACGGTTTGGCTTCAAGTTATTGCTTAGCCTGTAGTTTTTTATTGCTTTCGAACTCCCACAATCTAAAAACCTCTCAGGGAAATCCCCGTGTACGAGATCTACTGAACTAGCTATCCAAGCGGATGCTATTAGTAGTTCAGGTTGGCTTGGGCGCGCAGGTCGGAGTGAGTGGCCTCGATAACGTTGGTTAGCTTCGAGGTCAAATAGTTGCCCTGCGACACTAACTCAGCGGTACGGGATCTCGCATACCGCTTTTAAGACCTGACGCACCCGGACCTGCCTCTTCCAATTGACCAGCACCTTTTGGCCGCTGGGGACGATGTTGACCACGGCCGCGTGGTTGGCCCTGGCCAGCGTTCGGCGCGCCCGCTCAAGTCACCAACCGCAGCTGCAATGCTCAAACTATACGGGCATGACCATCTGTGTGCTCTTTGGAAGACTCTTACATTTTGGGCTCTGCAATGAGCGGTTTGACCTGCCTGGCTGTGATGGGCAACTCGATCAGCGCCTGGCGCGCGCAGTCGTCCCCCCGCCACGCCTGCGGGCTAAAAGTGTCGATTTTTCTGCACCCCTGCACCCAGTTCAAGCCGGCCCAGCCTGGGCTGTATGCGCAAATGTGGGGCGGAAAAAGCCTGCGAATCCCTGCGAGGGCAGGGCAATTCTGAGAGGTGGCTCGGGAAAAGGGTTAGTTTTTCATAAGGGGGGGAGAGGTGCTTTGCAAGCCCCGAGTTTACTGGGCTTGAGGCCTAACTTTGGAAGGTTAGTTATGGTTAGGTTTGAGGTTAGTAAATCGTAACCTGATGATTTATAAGGATTTTATTGATTGGTTTTTTAACAGTTATGAAGGTTAGGAAATTACCTCTCATAACCCTAAAGCTAACCTAGGGTGCCGACCGCAAAGCCGCGCAGCGCAAGGCTTTAAGAGCGATTAGCAAAAAACTAACCTTCCTAACCTCTTTCCCGTGGGTCAACATGAAAAGCCGAAAGCACCTAGGGGGGGGCAGAGGCCCATCTGCTGTTTATGCGTGCAACACACAAACAGACCCAATACAGCCCCCAACTGATTGCAGTCATGTACATGCACCGCTGGAGGCCTTGAAAATAGTGGAGCGGGTGAAGGGAATCGAACCCTTACTCCGAATCTTGGCCTTCCGCCCAGTCTCGACCCTACCTGGCTTCGATTCTTTTCTACTACGGCCTTACTGGCCTCCGCGCTCCGCTTGCAGGAAGGGTGGTGATACTGACCCGATCCACCTCACCACCCACTGCGAACCTGACTGCGTCAGTAATCACCTTTTGTGCTGATAAGCTTGTCCTTCAGCTTTTTGATCTTCTCGGTTCGTTTACCGTACATTTCCGCGAGGCAGTCTTCGTAAACTGCGAAGACGTCTAGCAGGGCTTCTCGCTGCACGTCTCCCCCGTGTGAACCGAGGTTTCCGATCATTCTCAGCGCCGTCAGGGTGTCCCCGTGTTCCTTCTCGGTTTTGCTGAACTCCTGAATACGACCGTTCAAGTCCAGATCCCGCATTCCCCCTTTTTTTGCAGGCAATTCGCGGGGGACTTTCCGCTCATCCATGATGTGTTCAACGCTGACACGAAGGCGATTTGCCGTTGCGTTGAGGTCTGTCCAGAACAAATCAAAGGCTTTGTGCACCTCGCGCCGTATGTCGTCAGGCACCTCCGCAGGGATGTGAATGATCGGAGGGGCAGGGTAGAAACCACGTGGGTGTAAATTCGTCATCCACACGTCCGTGTTGTAGTCCTCGTTGTAGTATTGCCCGGCCTCCGTTTCGCCAATAACGAACGAGGTTTCACCACAGGTCACCTCGTCGCACTTCATCTCAAGGCTGAATCGCTTGATGGCCCAATCTGGCTCGCAGTCCGGGTGGCGGCACACAATTTTTGAGTAGTCCGGCTGCTTGGCCTGAATGCTCTTCAGGTTCGCGATCAACCGCCCGTTTTCACACTGAGGGCACTTGAATTTCGGCATCAAATCTTGCCGATACCACCCTTGCCACATTGCCCTGTCGAACGACTGCATT